ATTTCATCAATAGAAGCTGAAATACTATTTATCTGATAGCCGCATTTTTCAGCTAAATCATAAATGTTACTATGATTGAACTTTAAATCCAATAAAAGTTTCTGTAAATCTGAGTGATATTCAATCATTTATAACTCATTTCTAAGGTTAGGTGGTATGATAATTTTGAAGCCTTCTTCAGAGCAGTATATCTCGTGTCTTCTTTTTGAATGAGTTTTTAAGAACTTAACATCATCAAAGAAGTCTATGATTGCAGCATATTTTTTGCCTGGGAATTTTCTAATAACCCTACCAATACGCTGCAATGCTCTAATACTACTCTTGCCACCACCTGCTAGAACAAGTGCAGACAGTGAGCTAATATCTACTCCAATATCAAATATTGAGCTAGCTAACACTAAATTAGATTGTTTAGATAGTAGTCTATTTTTAACTTCTATTCTTTTATCTAGCGGATCTGAACCAGAAAGATACTCGTATTTAATATCTTGATTTTCAAATAATTCGCACAGATTTTTCCCATGCTGTAGGTGCTTGAATAATACTAATACCTGATAATTTTTTGTCAATAGCTCCTTGGTATTATTGACAATTGCGTTATTTCTTATTATATTATCAGTGATGTATTCTTTATACACTGTCTGATAACTTGATGTTCCAGATCCAATATATGTCTTAGGTACTCTTACAAATTTTACAATTGGTTGAGCAAGGTAACCATCACCTATTAACTCAGATGCGGTTACGTTTACAATCTGTTCACCAAGAATTCCTTTAATAAGCAAGTCGGAACCATCATCTCTAAATGGTGTTCCAGAGAAACCATATATATTCTCAGGGTTTATTTTACTAAAAATGTTCTTAATTGTATCAGTTGTAACGACATGGCTCTCATCAAAAATATGTAGCTTAGTTGCTTGTAACATATTATTGATTTTCTCACTTTGACTTAGAGTTGGAGTGATTTCTTTATCATCCAATTCATCATCAATCAATACTGCCCCTTTACTTTTTAAGGCACTACTTATTGTCCAGATACTTGCGATATTGATTCTTTGTATGTCGCACACACCATTACCAATGAAGCCTATTGGTTCATCGAATACAGATGAGAATAGATCATGGAATTGTTTTAATAGGTCAAGACCAATAACATATATGATGGTTGGCTTGTTAAATTTTGCTGCAATCAATGCAGTACATAAGGTTTTGCCGGAACCAGTGCAGGCTCTTATTATTCCCTTGTTAGTACCAATGGCTGCACTAACAATACGCTTTTGATACTCTCTGGGTACCATAGAAAGTGATTGCAGCTTATCAGTTAGATCTAAGCTAGCTCCGTTGACAACAGATTTGTTATTGTCAATAATAGAATATTGTTGGTTGTTCTTATCTAAGAATGCTTTTACATTTTGTAAAAGACCAGATAAGAAATAACCATTATTGTCTAGCATATAAGCAATACCATTCCAACCATTTTTAAACGCAGCGGTATATTCAACACCGGCTTGTTTATATGATAGATGGCTCTTTAGCTTATTGAAAAGCTTAATATCCGTAGTGATAAATTGCGAATGCTTATTATCAACAATGATTTTAGGATACTCTGGTTTAGTCTCAACGCATTTAGAACAACCACCAGATGATAACTTAATATGATCTGTTGGTAATACTGTAAATGAACCATGAACCTTACACATTACGATTACTTCGACTTTACTATTCTTATAGTCTACTTCTAAATACTCAAATTTATCGTTATGATATTTCTTTGATTTTTCGATGAACTCTTCAGTTTTTTTTGTCATGAGATTACCTTGTAGTTATACATGTTTATCTATATAACTACAAGGTTTTTCTCGACAATTTATGTGATTACTTACTCACCTTTAATGTGTTTAATCATCTTATTTACAGCCTCACCAGCATTTTCTTTTCGCTAGTATCTACATACCTTAATGATTCAAATAAATATGTAATAGGACCATACTTGCTAAGATACTTGGCACGCAAACTCGCAAGTTCAGAATCGTATTGAGATTGAACTTCACTAATCTCTTCTAGTATATCAGGTTTCATATGATTATGACCATATAATCATTTGGTAATTCAATAGATTGAATCATACTTAATTTACAACAAAACCTTGTTTTCAAATGCATTGGATTACTGGTTGTCAAAATAACATAATCACTACCAACACTTTCCACTGTATAAAAAGCACTATTTTTATCTATTAGTTTTAGTGGGAGATTTTTGCCAACAAAACTCTCTAATATTTTATTGAAACTGCTCATTTATTACCTCTATTCATTTTATTAATCTTTTTCACTTCAGCTATTTTCATAAAATTTTTATATACATGCTTCCATTTAACATCTCTAAGTATATCATTAACTGTCCCTCTAGAAACATTGAATAAATTACCTAAATCATTTTCAGTATATTTACCAGTATAATAATGATTCAAAATATCAATAACTTGTGATTCGAGCAATTTAGATTGCTTATTAGATTCACCTCTAGATCTTAACTTAACATCATCTGAATGTGACTTTCCATAAAATGGATTTATATTTCCAGTTTTAAGTTTAGCTAATTCAGATAATTTAATCTTTGTTTCTTTTGAATGCTTAAATCCTTTAGCGCCCTCACCACCCTCACCACCATTTGTCAAATTATATCCAAATTTTGAATCATTTGTATGGCGCAAAGAAATTTGAGATATTTCAAAAGCTTCTTGTTCAGAAAAACAATACCATAAAGCATTGAACCAAAAATTGGTTGCACCATATTGATTCAAAGCTTTATGGATGTATTGACTTTTACTAGAAGTATTTCTGGATTTATTGATATGAACTTTGAATCTCAGTTTAAGATTATTAGTTTTACCTATATACATTTTACCATTAATTTTATTTTCAATGGAATAAACCCAAAATATATCCATTATTTTCTTCTGTCTTTTACAGAACTACCTAAGAATTTTCCAAAAGTAGAATTCTTTGCAGCAATTTGATTTTTAATCTTTTGTGCAGCAGATATTTCAGCATTAATACCAGTATCTAATTGTAATGTAAGATTTCTTTGCTCGTCCTTAGCCTTTACATTATTTTGTAATTTCTGAGTTTCCTTCTTCAACTGATCTACCCTATTACTTGGAAGACCTAATCCGCTAAACAAAGAATAAACTTTTACAACATCTTCAGTTGAATCGCTTACATAAATACCTTTGAAAACTCCCTTTGGTGAGCCACATAAATCATTAATCATAGCTGCTGCATAATTGATACTTGCCGCAGGAATTTTTGACCAAACTGTTTTATTAGCTATAACCATGAATCCAACATACCTGGATTGCGTCAGGTCAAATCCAGAAGCTAATAGATTTCCATTAAGATTACTAACTACCGCCTCTGCAATAGAAGTTTCTTCAGTATAATTGTCTATAGTTAATTCACCATAAACACTTAGACCTTCACCATCAATTAGTACTTTTAAGAATTCCATACTATCTAACGCTTTAGTCGATGATGGCATAGCTGAATAAGTATTAAAAATATCTAATGGCTCTACAATTGCTTTATTTGCTATTGAATAGAAATCCATTTGACTAACATCATGATAAATAGATTCTAGTTTGGCATTATCAATAACTATAAGATTAGAGATCTTTTTAGATTTCGCATAATTAGTTAGTTTAGATAGAGTTTCTAAGGTATTAGATTTTGCTAGAGAATCTTCTGTATCCATTGGCAAAACAGTCATTACAACAATTGGCTTTCCAATTTGTGATAATACTTCTATCATCGTATCGCATGAGCCTGCACCAGATCCACCGCCTAATGATAAGCAAAGTACATTTATTTTGGATGTACTTAATTTACCATTAATTAACTCAGCAATGGCATCTTTATGCGCCTCTGCTGCTGCCGCTCCAATTGATAATTCTTTGCTTGCTCCACCAACGCCATACTCTAATAGAAGTTTATTTGAATCTGGAATATCAATAAACTTAAGATCTTGCATAGCAGTGTTCATGACTACAGTATCATAACCAAGCTTATAAAAAGCCTCAGCAATTCTAGAACCGGCTTGACCGGAACCAACGACACCTAAAGAGAGACTTCTTTCTTTTTTAGCTACAATCTTAGATGCCATTTTCGTTTCCTGTTGTTTTGCTTGGCTTTTTGCCTTTAATGCTGCTAACTTGCTTAAATCGACTTGATCTTCTGATGCTTTTACTTCTTCGTTTGTAACATCATCCATGATCTCTTCCTTTTGCATTTCTTCACTCGTTGTTTTTGCTGACATACTATTCTCCTAATTTACCATGATACATCGAAACAAATACCTGCTCCACCTATCGATAAGAATGGTGATACAGTAAATCCATTTTGTCTCAACTTTAAAAATAACCTACCACATTTTTCCATTGTTTTATTACTGAGCATTGCATCTAAATAATGATCATAAAGTCTAATTGCTTTACCGCCATTTTTAGCAGATGCTGCGCAGCTATCAACTATTCTTTCGTATACACTATCGATATCTACATTATATTCGTCTGTTATTTTTCTAATTTCTTCAATTTTCAATTTTCATTTGTCATCCTTACTTTAAAAACCATTGATTATTTGTATACCATTCAGTCGTACCAACTATACCATCTTTCAATTTATAATGTGGTTTCCATCCAATGCTTTTTGTCTTATCAGTATTTAATAGCTTGGCTGATTCTGAAGCTGCCTCACTATCATCTGCGAATAGTGATAATGCATCTGGTTTATTCATTGATGTACAAATCTTTTGCAGTACTTCAATGTT